GGCATCCTCATCGCCGTTCTGCGCCATGGTGCCGAGATAGCCCTGCACCATGCGGGGATCGGAAAACAGCGGAAAACCGGCGCTGCCGAGCTGCCCGAGATGCTGCGGATCCGCCGTGCCATAAGCATTCCGGTTCATCAGGTCGCCGATCTGGCTGGCGCGCTGCAGCGGCGACAGCGGTATGGTCGGCGTGCCGGCTGCAGCGGCGGCGCCGGGCGCCGGCTGCGGCCCGAGCAGCGACAACACGTTGGCCGGCAGTCCACCACCGAGCAGCGACAACCCGCTCGACGGCATCTGGCCGCCGAACAGGCCCTGCATCATCTGAAAGGGTGTGAGCCCCGGCATCAGGCACGCATCGCCGCAGCCGGGTCAGCGATGACGACGGCGTTCGACACCGGCGCCTGCGTCGCGCCGGCGGCGTTGCTGGCCGTCACGGTGCAGGTCGCGGTGAGCCCGATATCTTCTGGCTGCACGGCGTAGTCGGCGGCGTTGGTGCCTTCGTCGACACCGTTGATCTGCCAGCGATAGGCGTAGCCGGTCGGCTCGCCGGTCCAGTTGCCCATCGTGCAGTTAAGCGTGGCGCCGGCCTGCGAGACGTGCGGAACGTCGACGTTGGTCGGCGGCGCCGGCGGCGCATAGTCCGGGTCGTCCTGCACGCAAATGATCGACCCCGGAATCAGCGGCAGCCGCATCCCGCCGATCCAGCCGCCGCCATGCTGGAATCTCACCCGGCGCCAATAGTCGTTGAAGTTCACGTTCAGGATGTAGCTGCCATCGCAGCGCCGCCAGTTCGCATTCGGCGGGTCGGCCGCCACGACGATGTCGCCAGCAACTGCGCCCGCCATCAGCGTTGCCTCTTCGCCAGCGCATCCTCGAGCGTGGTCAGCCGCACATCACCGTCCGGCACCGCTAAGCGCGCCGCCTCGATGGTGTGCTGCAGCCATCGCTCCGAGGCGGCCGCCTCGAAGGCGATGCCGCCGGATGGCGCGACGCCCTGCACCACCACCGGGATACCGCCCTCGCGCAACACCTCGCTCTTGCTCTCCGGGTAGTCGAGCAACAACGCCATGGTTTCATCGGTCAGTTCGGGGAGTTCGTCGAACACCTTGGCCTTGACCGGATTGCTGGTCAGCAGCACGCCATCGTCGCGCTCGATGCGGTGTAGCCCGGCGCTCGGCGGCTCGGGCGAACCGGGCGCGATGAACACCGCATCCTTGGCGCTGCGCGGATCGAGCACCGCCTGCAGCTGGGCTGCGATGTCACGCGCCGGTTCGGGAGCCGACCGCTGCATCAGCTCAGATCGCCGATCAGCGCGTGCGCTTTCGGCGCCTCGACGGTCAAGGTGCCCTCGAAGACCACGCCGCCGTCGGCCGCGTCGCCGGTCTTGGCGAATTCCTCCGGGTTCATGTCGCGCCCGGTCATCGGCGAGATCGACACGTATTCCGGCTGAATCAGCAACATGACACCGTCCGGCATGAAGATGTCAGGGGCGACTTCGACGCGGCCGAAATCGGTCAGATAGGCGTCGACCGCGCCGGCGATGGTGATCGGTGAGGTCGGGGTCGACTGGACCACCTGCTGCGCGACAATTGTGTTGCCGGCGCCGCCGACGGCGAGCTGCGAAAACACCCGCTTGAGCCGCGGCGAAACCAGCGCCAGCCGCGGCTTGCCGCCGTTGGTGAACGCCTGCTGCATCGCGGCGGCCACCAGATCGAGCGTCATGGTGCGCGCGGTGCCGGCCACCGGAGCGTTGCTGCCATCACCGGTCGGCAGCGCGCCGGTGCCGGCGCCCATCGAGCCTTGCGACATGAAGCACTGAATGCCGCTCATCTGCCGCGGATCGGTCGCCGCCCGGACATTGCCGCGCGTCACCCACCACTCGAGATCGCGGCGCACCTCGATGCCTTTCATCAGCATCTGCCGATTCCACTCATCGCCGCCGACGCTGTTGCTCGCCCTGAACGTATTCGATACGGTGACAGAACGGAACATGATCTGGCAGATATTGTTCAGCCGCGCCGGGGTCCGCGCCGGCTGGGCGGCGTAACGGAACCCCTCGGGCTGCACATTGCTGTCGGCCGCCTGCAGGGTCTGCACCAGCCATTCGTGGCGGATCTGTTCGGCCGGCGTGCCGCGACCGGCGGCAGTGACGAGCGGAGTCTCTTCGGGATCGATACGATATATTAACGAAACGAGATCTTCCCGGATATTGGTGGGGGCGGAAGCCCCCGTGGTCATAAACGTATTGCTGATTGCCGCGCCTGCTGACGGAACAGCCATATCGCACGTCCTTTCCAAGCGCGCCGGTCCGGCGCGGGGTTGATTGGAATGTCCGTGCGAGCTTCCCAACTGCGGGGACACCGGCTGCGGTGGGTTGGTCTGATCCTCCGCCTCGCGGCTCGGGGGACTCCCAGCGGGACCGGCTTGCGCTTGGTCGGCGTCTCGCCGCTACGGGTTTGCTTGGTCCGGGTCCGGCTTAACCGGGGGACTGCCATGCCGCAGCACCCGATAAAACGACAGCGCCGAGCGATTCCGTGTCAACCCCTGGGGCAGTCGCTCGGTCGGCCAGGCGGAACGGAGGCCGTTCAATGTTGTTGCCGACATTTGCCGCCGACCGAGCGCCACCGTTGAGCCTCACCCGCAGGATCTTGGCTCGCAGCCGTTAATTCGCCCGTCCGTTGCCGTTCAACCGTCGACCGTGCTTGGCGCGCAGCAATTCCATCGCATTGTCGAGCGAAGGGGTTGAGTTGAAGGTCTCGATCGCGCCGCGCTGGCGCTGCGTCGGCTGCGCCGGCGCCGGCCGGCTGCCGCGGTCAAGCACCGGCTGATTGGCCGGCGGCTGCGGCGTCACGCGACGGCTGTTCATGCGCCGATACTGCATCGCGTCATGCAACGCGACGATGTAACGTGGGTCAAGGATCTCACCATTCATCTCCTGTTCTGTGAATCCGAGCTCAAGCGCGAAGCTCTTGAGCTGTGCCTGCATCTGCTGGCGGGTTGTCGGCTCGCGCCAGGCCGGGATCACCCGACGCAGCACTTCTTCGCCCTGGCGATACATTTCCTGCTTGCGGGCGAAGGTCTCCTGCTCGCGCAGCTGCGCCAGCCGCGCCTGTTCGGCCTTCGCCTCATTGAGCGCGTCGAACCGGGCGCGCTTTTCGACCCATTCCATCGGGTTGACCTGCGCCAGCTGCGCCCAATCGACGTTCTGAAATTCCTTCTCCGCCGCCGGCACATACTGCGCAAGCGCCGTCTCCATGCGCTGGCGCGCCACATCGAAACCCTGATACGCCTGGGCGAATTGCTGCTGCACCTCGGAGACCTGGCTCGATTTGCGCGTGTAGTCGGCGTTGCGCATGTAGCCGGAGATCAGCTCCGACAGCGGCACCTGGCGCGTCTGGCCTTCGATGGTGACGGTGAAATGACTCTCGCCGGATTGCTGTTCGCCGCCGCCGTCCTCGTCATCGCCCTGGCCGGCGTCATCGCCACGCGCCTCGTGCGGCTCGGGTGCATCGAACGGCATCGGCAGCTCGTCATGCTCCGCCGTCTCGTGCTGCGGCTCATCACGCGGTTCCGGCGGCGCCTGCTCGCGCGGCGTCTGCGTCACCCGCGGCATTTGCTCGCGCGGCGGTCGCCGGCGGCGTTGCTGCAGCTCGCCCAGCGCATCATCGAGCGAGAAGCGATCGCGCGCGCCGCCGCCCTCGGGATCGGGCCGAATACCACCGGGATTATCGTTGCTGTCTGACATTTACCGCTCCGCTTTGCGCAGACGTTCGGCACGCTGTGCGCGGTCGTTGCGCAGCATGGCGTCGTCGAGAATGCTTTTGATCTGAGCCTCGAAGGCTTCCACCACCTTGTAGCGCACCCACTGCTCTTCACGCTGGCCGGCGTGCGACGAGCCCTGCCAGGTGCTCACCGCGTCGGCCTTCATCCGCGCGAGCAATTCCGTCAGCAACGGGTTCTGCGCCAGCAGTTCTGCCGCCCGCACGCGATCGAATCCCTCGCTCATCGCACGGCCGGCGGGCCAGGGATCTGCGGCCCGGCGCTGCTCGCGCGGTTATAGGCCGCCAGCGCCTGGATCAACGTCGGCGGCAGAAACACGCGCGCATCCGCCAGCGACTGGCCGGGTTGCGCCGGCCCGGCCGCCGGCAGCGCCGGGGCACCCGCAGCATCCGGCGGCGCCCCAGGCGGCGGCGGTGGTTGTCCCGGCAGCGTGGCGCCGGCTTCGGCCGGCATGAGCAGCGCCATGGTGAGCTCGGGATCGCGGTCAAGGATCATCGAGAGCGCGCGCGCGTCGATCTTCGCGCCGGGATATTTGCCTTGGATGTCGGCCGCCTGCAGCAGCGCGTTGACCTTCGACTGATCGCGCTCGCGATCATCGTCGAGCAGCATCTGCGCCTGCTTCTGCCGCTGATCGGCGGCATCGGTGGCGCGCTGGTTGTTGCTCTTGACCACTTCGACCTGGGCCAGCAGCTCATCCGGGCTCGGCTGCTTGGGCGGCGGCGGCGGCTGCCAGTCGATTGGCACCGGCCGGAAATACCGCTCGACGTTGCTGATCCCGGCGACCGCCAGCATATCGGCCAAGGTGTTGCGATACTGCCCGAGGGTGACGATCGGGTTGCTCGGCCCGAGCGTCTGCAACAGCGATTCCTGCTTGCCGGCGATCGCCGACAAGACCTGCATCCGTTCGGCCAAGGTGCCGCGGCCGACGGCGGGATCCACCCGGACGTTGTAACCCGACATCCAGGCGCGCGGATCGACCGGCACCCATTTGCCGCGCAGCCGCACCATGCGCGCCCGATCCTGGTGCTCGCACATCAGCTCGAGCACGCCGGAATAGAGATATTTCAGCCCCTCGGCGATGCAGCGCAGCACCAATTCCTGCCGGTCCTGCGCCGCGCTGATCTGCGCCGAGACCGCGACCGCGGTGGTGCTTTGCAGCACGTCGGCGTTCAGCCCCTGGCTGGCGCGGGTCAGCCCGGTGCGGCTTTCCTTGATCGCCGCCAGCACGTCGAGCAGCGGCAGCGCCGACGGCCCGACAAACGGCTTTTGCAGCTCGCGCACCGCGCCGAGCGTGCGCTCGCGGATCACCGCGCCCATTTCGGTGTTCATCACGTCCTCGGGCGGCACCGCGCCGTCGAGGATCACCGTGCGCGGATGAATCGCCTCCGCCATGCTGTCGAGGATGTTGCGCATCACCCGGCTGTTGATCGCCTGCAGATCGCCGACCCGATCGGCGTAGCTTTCGCCCACCGCCTTGTGCGGCACCAAAAACGGCACGATGCGGGCCAGCGGGATATGCGAGGCGCCTTCGTTGGCGATGATGTTCTCGCCATTCTCGCCGACCGCCTGGACACGGCGCAGTTCGGCGATGCCGTCGCCGTCATAATCAATCCGCACCCAGCCGTCGGTGTAGGTCAGCACGCGCATCGAATCGTCATCGGTCTGCTGGCGGCTGACCGATGCCGCGGTCTGGTCACGCTCGCGCGTCACCGGATTGTTCATCCGCCCCTGCGGCTCGGTGACGTGCTCGAGCAGCTTTTCCTCGCTGAACCCGAGCGCCACCAGATCGGACACCGGCACCTCGCGCGTGATGAACAGACCCCGCGCGTCCTGTGGCCCGGAGGCATCCGGGTCGATGGTGACCAGTTCCGAGGCCACCGCGCCGACCATCGGCTTGTTGCGCGGCACACGGCGCGTCAGGGTCACATCGAACACCAGCAGCGGCACGCCTGGCATCGCCTGCACCAGCTGCTGTTCCGGCGATCCCTGCAAGCCCATGCGCTCATCGTCGGTCGCCGGGCGGCGCACCACGCGCATCGCCCGCACGCCGGGCT